AATTTTATTTCTAACCTCTTGGTCTTTAGAGAGTTAAGAAGGAAGAATCCAGACCTTATCGGGCTATTTCTGTCTATACCGCATCAGCTAATGCCGTACTGTACCTATATGGCTGATAACTTTGAAGGAGTTTATATTCATAAACGAGAAACTATGAACTCGTACATGGAATGGCTTTCTAGATGCAAACTCATCATAAGTATGGCAGACAGAAATACGCCCGGTAGGATACAAGGAGAAGCAGCGTTCTTTAAGATTCCAGTTGTGGGATCGAATAGATTAGAACTACAGGAAGAGTTATATCCTGACTTATCATTCAAGCCGTTCCAAGTCGAAGAGGCAACGGAAGCAGCACAGATGGTTCTGGATAATTATTTTGATCAGACTAAAATAATCTGTGAGTATGCATACGATGAACTAGTGAACAATTATGACTATGCTCCAAGCAAGAAGAAGTTTGAAGATTTGCTAGCAAAGATAAGAGGCGAGTAATGTGCCATTGGTTATTAAGGTAAACAGAACGTGGATCAAGAAACAGATTGATTCTGTCAGGGACAGCATAGGACGTAACGTGACCTTCTATTCTGCCACCAGAGCGGCGTGTAGCCTCTGTACGGCCTCTGGATACTATGACACGGTAAATGACACCACTTACTATTTTAATTGTCCCACATGCAATGGTTCCTACTGGATTGAATCACAGGTAGGTACAGAAGTTTTGGCGCGAGTTAGATGGTCTAATGACCAAGCAATTACTGCTACTCCCGGTGGACGCTATTATATCGGGGATGCAACTGCTACAATAGAAGATAAATATCTTCCTATAGCAGAGGCAGCGTTCAGGGAAACTGGCAAGGTAGTTATAGATGAGCATGAGTTGCAAATCATAAAGATAATACCTGAAGGTGCGGCAGAGATAAATAGATACAAAGTAATATTAAAAGGTTACGGAGATAAATCCTAGGATAAGGTAAGGAGAAAATTATGCAGCAACCTAATATAGTAGTTTGCCCGCATTGCGACCAACAGTTTATTTATAATAAGGTAAATGGGGTTTCGTTGGTACAGGCGGCGCAGGACGTAGAATCTAGAAAGAGAGTATATATTAAACTCATGTTGGATATGCTAGAGAAGCGTATCGATGCCAAAGAGTTTCCGGCCATAAAGAAAATCGTCCTAGATCATTTCAATGATATGATCCGCGATGTTCATACTATCATGGGGTTCGGAACAGAAGTAGAGTAGGGGTGATCGGTCGTGATAGGGTATCAAATCGATTTCTCTGATGTTAAAATGTTTTTAAACCGTATGGTATGGGAAGGTGACGCTGCGATAGCCTTATTCTTTCTTCAGGCTAAAACTGTTTTGCAGGAAATATTATTAGAAACTATACGTGAAGTTGGGCCAACGGCTGGACCGGGATTTCCAGAGATATATATAGATCATCTATTAGAGGTTGTTGCCGCTAATCCTCCCATACGCGATATTTCTGGTGGGGTAGAAGTAGACCTTACGATGTTAGGTACTTACGCTGATCTTGCTAAAGGATTCCATAGATATGCTATAGATGTGAATAATGAAAGAATAGAACTTCCCTACGCAGGACAAGACCTTCGGAATGAGCAAAAAGTAAGAGAAGCATTTTGGGAAGATACCGTTGCTCCAACATTCTTATACGATACTACTCTTTATGATCGTATAGAAACTTGGGGAATGCTGGCCCCCGAATGGTGGGTATTAGTAAATGGTTCCAGTGGTATGCCGGTTTCTAATCCTACTCCTCTTCCAGAGATAGTATCCCTTAGGGCACAAGTAGAACTAAAAGCCTTGTATGAAGCATCAATGCAGTTGGCGGTTATTAAGGCAGATCAAGGTCTTGGAATTAAGCCTAGTGGTCAGGCGTTCTATAATGTTCGTGATCCAAAGGCACACTTCCCGCAACGGTGGGCTAAGAGGTAAGTAAAATATGTCAAATATATATCTAGAGCGCCGATCAGTTAGAAATGAACTGGCTTCATATCTAGCCACTCAAGGCTGGAACGGCGTAAATTTTGAAGAGGGATTTCTTCATGATGAAGCAATTGTAGTACCGTGTGTAGCTACACACTTTCTACCATCTAATTTCAAGGGGCTACAGTTAGGGCGCGATAATACTAATAGTATTAATCGAGTAGTACAGATAGACTGTTACATGGAAAGTGAGCCAAGGGCAGATGCCATCTCGGAAGCGATAGCAGAGTTTATAGAATTAACAGTAATACCTATAAAGGACCAAAATAGTACCGAATTAGGTACGCTTACATCTGATTCTGCATCAATATCTTGGCAAACCGTGCCCCCAATAATGAATAAACCGAAGATTATTAGATGGCGGGCAATAATTAGAGTTACATATCATGCATATTATTATGAGTAGTCCGACACACATACGGGCGGACTCTTTAGGAAAGGAAAAGGTTTAATCTTTTATAATTATACAAAGGAGGAAGAGTCACAATGGCACGACGACCAAGAGTACACAGTCGGGACATTCAGCCGCAATTAGCTACGCCTAAAGGACTACTTGCAGTAGCACGCGTTCAGCGATTTGATTGGCCCCTAAACCTACCTACAGAGACTATCGATGAATTAGGTCGAAAGTTACACGTAGGCAAGACACAGCAAACACCAGAAGTAACTGTAACAGTAGAGGCGTTCGATGTTTCGCACCGAACAATTTCTTATCTTACAGGATATACTCCGTCAACATTTCCAACACCTTCGGGAATTTCTATTACCGAACTAAAGAGTGTTGACGTTATCGGACAAATCAGAGATTCCAGCACACTTGGAATTGTTAATGCTCTCTATGTAAAGCGTGGAACAATTACAGGAATGGATGCTTCGTTTGGTGTCCGAGATAATTCTACAGTAACGTATACAGTAACAGCAAATAGTAAGAAGGAATTAAGAAATCCTGTCTACTATGAGAACTTTACACTAGGCTCTGGAAATCAAGTACAAGCGCTTGCACAAGCGCCAGTATGGCTACCAGTAACTTCTGGATATGTTCTAAGTGCCTACAGAACAACTTCTGCGGGTTCTTCAGTCTATCTAGACGAGGGAGTAGACTTTAGTGTAACTGGTTCTAACGTTACCTTTACGGGCGCAGGAACATCTACAGGTGATACGGTTTGGGTAACATATACAAGTACAACCGCTAAGACTTTCGAAGCGCTTAATGATGTTGATCCAGCAGCCGTTCAGGGCAAGTATGTACCACTAGTTATTTCAGTAAGCACTATTCCTAGAGCGCAGAGTGCGACAATCAGACTGGCCTATGACGTAGAGAACATCTATGAACTGGGTGGACTAGGAAAGCCGGTTGGAACAGAACTAGGAGTACCTAACGTAACAGGTGATGTATCTGTTCTAAAGACAGACAACGATCTGGTTAACCTCCTAACAGGACAGCCAACAACTGCCGATGAAACAGATATGGAGTACGCTAAGAATAATCTGCCGCTTAAGGTCCAACTAAAAGACCCAAGAAATACGGCTCAGGTACTTCTTACTTACTACGTACCGTCAATTACAATTACAAGTGAAGGAGATTCGTCTTCAGTCAATCAGTCAATGACAGAAACATTTGCATGGGAGTCAACAACAGGCGACCTATACATTGCTTCTGGCGCAGGACCGTGGTGAGATTAAGTTTCGCATATCGGGAAGTTTAATTACAATTAAACTCTAAAGGGGAGTGGGCGTTCGCGCCCCTCCCCATTTTTATTTATTCATGGAGGAAAAGGCATGGCAAGTATACAGGACTTATTTAAATATAAGAAGCAAGTAGATATTAAAGACGATAAGGGCGAGGTAGCTGCTACAGTATGGATTAGAGTATTGGGCGATCACGACTTATCTGAAGCCTATAGACATGGACGTATCGAATCTGCCAAGACTAGAAAAGAATTAAGGGATACTGAGTCTGATGAGTATTTCGCAGAGATTGCTGTTATAGAAGATGGGGCCAAAGAGGATTTAATCGAATTAATTAAACAATCATTGCAAAGTGATTTCTATGCTCAGGCCCAGTCAGCAATTGATAGAGAAGATATCCCAAAGACAGAGGATTTTGCTATTGATCCAGACGCCCCTACTCTTGAGGAACAAGAGAAGAGAGATATGGCAGAACTACAATCTGAATTAGATTATCAGAAGAAGATAAAAGAATTTACAGAAACTAAGGAACTAGAACTAGAAGAAAGATTAAATACTGTAGAAAGAGAACAGTTAGTATTAGAGGCTCGTAAGGCTCTTACAGACCTACGGGCATTGAGTGCGTTTATTGAGGAAATACTAGATCAAAAAGTATTTAGAGGAACGTACACAGATAAGGAATGTAGGATTCGTGCCTATAAAGATAAGGACGAATATATGAACCAACACTCTACAGTTAAGTTCCAACTAAGAAATGCCTACCAATCATTGGAGTTAAATCCAGAAGAACTAAAAAACTAGCAGAGGGTGGCGCAATAACAATGGCGTTAGCCACCCACAAGGAAACTGGTATACCGTTTGCAGAAGATGTAGAGATAACAGCAGACCTACCTCATACACTATCCTTTCTAATCATGTATACCAGTAAACTAAGTTCTTTTAATGAACTATCGGAAGATAAGCAGCCCCCTAGAGGTATTTGGGATAAACCATATAAATTAAAAGCCTACTTTAATGAAGTATTTAAGATAGGTAATGAGGATAAAAATAGAAGTAATACAATAGAGTTTGATCCAGACGAGGTGGAATAACCCGTGGTAGATATAGGATTTCGTGCTGTAAATTTGGGTGGCTTGCCCGCTATCTTGGCGGCTATAGGCAGCCAAACTAATGCGTTCATGGCACAGACAAACAGGGAGATGGAAAGAACCCTTAAGGCACAGTACGGGAACCTGTCTGGTGGATTGGGGCAGCATGGATCGGGACTTGGTAGAGGACCGTTTCCAGATAGTAGTATAGGTAAGTTTGGTCCAGCCGTTAGATCAACAAAAATTGCATTTGATTCCCTTAATAATACCATGCGTATTACTAACGAAATGGGAATGAGAATTGGAAAGACCTTTATATCTATGGGCAACGACTCATTTAATAGAGGTAACTTTGCGGGATTGACTAGGGAACTTGGAAATCTAGGAAGAGCATATGAGAGAATAGACGCATATAAACGTAGAAGTGGACAAGTATTATCAAGGGCGGATGCTGCTATTGCTGGTGCTACGACTACTGCACAAGCCCCATATTTAAGAGATATAGGTAGAAGAACTGACACGGGAAATTTTCTTGCTTCAGAAAGACAAAGACTTACGAACCTTGAAAGTCTTTATAGATCATACGGAGCAAGTGTTCCAAGAAATGTTTCTAGATCATTAGGGGGAATAGTAACCGCTATCAATAGGAATGCGGATGGCTTGACTAGGGCTACGACTCGTATGCGTAATGCTGTATCGACGGCTTTAGGTGGACCGGGGGGACTTCAAGCTACCCGCGATGATTATGCAGCAAGAAGTAGAGCAGAGTTATTAAACCAAGGGGCGATCTTTAAAGGAATTCAATCACAGGTTAGAAAAGAATGGAATGCTCCTTCACAAGCACCTTCAAATGTGATGGCTACACTTAATTCTTCCCCACAACTACAATCAATGCTTATGAGAGCGGGATTAGGCGGCGGGGCTAAGATGAATACTCCTGCCTTTAATCAAAGTATGCAAAGCGCTAACTTTAGCGCTCCTTATATGGATTTAATAAGAGGGACTACTAAGGTAAGTGGAGAATTCTTTAAAACATTAAAGGACGGATCACCACAACTTGTAAGATTTGGGGCTGAAATAGATAAGAACGGTAGAGTTATTACTAGATTCGGTGGGCAAATGTCTGGTCTAAGTGGATTCTTGCGGATGATCCAGCGAGACTTTGTAAAAGTTATTGAATGGACTATCGCTACTACTGCTGTTATTGGTGGAATGGGCGCAATAATAAGTACCGTAAAACAAATAAATGAAGTAGATAAACTACTGCGAAGATTTGCTATTACAGCACAGATGACAGCGCAGGAAACAAAACAATACTTCGGTAGTTTAGCCAAGGTTGCTTACGAAACCGCTACTCCACTTAATGAGATGGTAAAGGTAGCAGACGATATGGCCCTGTCCACAAAACGTACTGGACAAACTACAGCGGACTGGACAAGACGGATAACAGAAATGTCTAACGCTGTAGGTATTCTTACGAACATTTCTGGACTAGATACTACAGGAGCTACCGAACAATTAACTGCTATGATGAAGCAGCTAGGGGTAGAAACAAATCAATTAGTCGGGGTCTTAAATAAGATAACTGCCGTAGCTGGTGGACAGCAACAAGCGGTTGCTGATATTACCAAGGGATTAGCAGTAATGGCAGAAGCAGGAAAGTCAGCAGGATTAACTGTTGACCAACAGATTGCTACTGTTCAGGTATTATCTCAGGTTACATCTAAGTCATCTTCTGAAGTTGCTACGGCATTCAAGAACCTAGTTGGATCAATTGACTCTGCGGGATCAATTAAAATCCTAAATGAATTTGGTATTCAAGTTAGAGATGCCGAAGGAAATGCTAAGAACTTCCTGCTTATTTATAAGGAGATTCAGGATGCTATAGAGTCGGGAGCAATCCCTGCTGGACGAGTTAAGGAAGTTATCAAAGGAATATCTGGCGGTCCTAGACGTGCGCCAGATGCGGCGGCATTACTCTCTAATGTTAACTCTATATTTGAGGTAGAGCAAACTTCTATAAATGCCACCAACGAAGCGCTACTAGCAAATGCCAAGATACTTGATACTAATAACGCCAAGTTAACTCAGTTAAAAGTTAGACTTGATGAAATAGCCTTTGAGAAATTTGC